GCTGCACGTATCGCGCGCGCGAGCCCGCCGACACTTCCCCTCGCCGTTCCCTTACGGAAAAATCCCAAGGCGCGGCAATAACCAACCATGCGGAAAGCCAACGCGCCCCCTGACGCGGACGTTCCCAAGGCCCTGCGCCCAGAACGCGCAGAAAGCCGCCCAGAACGCGCCACGTTCGCGCCGCGCAAGGCAGACCGCCCGCAGCCCAACCCCGAAAGGAAGCCCGCACGGGGCGACCGGGGCCGAATCCTCGAAAATCGGCAACGGTTCCTCCCCAGGGGGCTCCAGAAAGCGGGGCGCGGGAAGGAGCAGGGAAGTCGAGCAGAGTTTGTTTTGGCGGGGAAAGACCCGGTCGGGTTCGGAACCGCCATAGCGGACGACGCCGGAAAGGAGACGGCCCGACCCTCCCGTGGCTGCGGTTCCGAACCGAAGGAGAAGAGAATGACAAAGATCGTGAACTTGAAGATCGCGGATCTGAAGCCGTACCCGGAGAACCCGCGAGACAACGACAACGCCGTGCCGGGCGTGGTCGCGTCGATCCGCCAGTACGGATTCATCGGCGCGATCATCGTCAACAAGGACAAGGTCATCATCAACGGCCACACACGCGTGAAGGCGATGAAGGAGATGGGGGCGGACACGATCCCCGCCATCGTCGTCGACCACCTCACGCCCGAGCAGGAGCGCGCCCTGCGGATCGCCGACAACAAGACCGGCGAGGTGGCGACGTGGAACATGGATCTGCTCAAGGCGGAGCTGAAGGCGCTCCAGGAGGCCGGCTTCGACATGGGCGCGATGGGATTCGACACGTCCGAGCTCGACGAGCTCCTGAACGGCGACTCGGTCGAGACCGGGCAGACCGACCCCGACGATGCGCCGGACCTGCCGGAGGAGTCCGTCTCGAAGCCGGGCGAGGTGTACGTCCTCGGAAGGCACCTCCTCCTCTGCGGCGACTCCACCAAGGCGGACGACGTGGCGAAGGTGTGCGGGAGCGGCGAGGCCGACTGCTGGCTCACCGATCCGCCCTACAACGTGGACTACCACGGCTCGGACGGGCAGACGATCCGCAACGACTCGATGGAGGACTCGAAGTTCCGCGAGTTCCTGCGCACCGCCTTCGAGTGCGCGGAAAAGGCAATGAAGCCGGGTGCGGCGTTCTACGTGTTCCACGCCGACTCCGAGGGCTACAACTTCCGGGGGGCCTGCTTCGACGTGGGGCTCCGCGTCCGCGAGTGCCTTGTGTGGAAGAAGAACGCGCTCGTCCTGGGGCGGCAGGACTACCAGTGGATTCATGAACCCTGCCTCTACGGGTGGAAGGACGGCGCGGCGCACTCGTGGTACGGCGACCGCTCCCAGACCACGGTCATGGAGTTCAACAAGCCGAAGAAGAACGACGTCCATCCGACCATGAAGCCGACGGAGATGCTCGTGTACCTCATCAAGAACTCCACCAGGCGCGGCGACGTCGTCCTCGACACGTTCGGCGGCAGCGGCTCGACGCTGATCGCCTGCCAGCAGACGGGCCGCGTGTGCCGGTGCGTCGAGCTCGACCCCAGGTACTGCGACGTGATACGCCGCCGCTGGGCGGAGAACGTGCACGGCGAGGGCTGTGACTGGCAGGCTCTCACTCCATCGCAGTCGTGTGCAAACTCCGCACCTATAGTGTCCTGCGACATCTCGTAGAGTGCGCAGGAAACACACGGCCGGATTTGAGAAATGCGCGATATACGCCGAAAAACGCCCCTTTGTCCAAAGAAACGCGCCCCCTCGGAGTGCGAGACACCAGATATAGCGCAGGACACATCCCGGGTGTGTCCGCACTGTACACTACGAAACTACTACCGAAAGGAACCCCAATGATCCAGACCTCCGAATACTGCGCCGTCGGCCATCCCGACCGCGCCTGCGACTACATCGCCTCGTTCATACTCGACCGGTACCTCGAGCGCGACCCATACGCGAGGGTTGCCCTCGAAGTGCAGCTGAAGGACTGCTTCTGCACGTTGTCGGGCGAGATCTCCTCGCGCCACCGCTTCACCGGCTCCGAACTCGCGGAGCTCTGCCGCGAGGCGATACGCCGGATCGGCTACACCGACGAGTACCTCGCCAAGTGGGGCGAGGGCAACGTCGTGGGCGGCAGCGGACTAGAGGTGGTCACACACATATCGCAGCAGTCGGAGGACATCGCGCAGGGCGTGAACCGCGAGGGATGGGGCGACCAGGGGATCTTCTGGGGGCTCGCCGTCGACGATCCGGCGCGCGGCAACATGCCGATGGACTACTGGCTTGCGCGGAAGATCGCGCATGGCCTCTGCGCGGGGCGGTTCGGCGGCCTCGACGTGAAGACGCTCGTGACCGTCGAGGACGGCAAGGCGGCGGAGTGCTTCGTCGCGATCCCGATCCTCCCGGAGTGCGAGGAGGCGGGGACGGGGGCGGTCAGGAACTACGTGCAGTCGATCCTCGGCGGAGACTGCCGCGTGACCGTGAACGGCACGGGGCGGTACGTAAAGCACGGCCCGATAGGCGACTGCGGCACTACGGGCCGCAAGCTCGTCGCCGACTTCTATGGCGGCAACTCGAGGATAGGCGGCGGCTCGCCCTGGGGCAAGGACCCGACCAAGGCGGACGTGACGCTGAACGTCCTCGCCCGTGTGAAGGCGCTCGAGTACATGCGCGGGAACCGCCTCGCCGAGGTGCGCTGCGCCATCAGCTGCTGCATAGGCCGGCCGGAGATCCGCGTCTCGTACTTCGACGCGGCCGACAACCTCCTCGAATCGCATGTCGAGGACGATCCGCCCTCGCACGTCGTCGACCTGCTCGGACTGCGCGAGCCCGGCTACGCGCAGGCCTGCATGGAGGGGCTTTTCGGAAATGAATGAGGCCGCGTTCCAGACCTTCCTCTGGTCGATCACCGCGATGTCCCTCGTCGGGACCGCGCTGAACGTGAAGAGGCGGATATCCTGCTTCTACGTGTGGACGGTCGTGAACGCGGCCTGGATCGGGGTGGACGTGTACCAGCACCTTTGGGCAAGGATGGTGCTCGACCTCGTCCACCTCGCCTTCGCCGTCTGGGGCATCGTCAGCTGGCGGAGGCCGGCGCGAGGTAGTGCCCTCGGAGGGGGGACTTCCTGAAACGCGCCGCGTCGCCCTTGTCCCTGATCTCGCGCATGATCGCGGAGTACAGGGTCTGCTCCGGGGTCTTGCCCGCTCCGGGAGTCCAGAGGCCGCGCTCCTTGGCGAGGTCGATCATCCGGCGGCAGTTGAGCGGCTCGTCGCTCTCGGCGAGAACCGCAGCGGCGGCCGAGAGGAGGGAGAGCTTGCGCGGCTTCGCGTCCTTGGCCGCCACCGTCTCCTTCTTCGCCGCCTCCGCCTTCGCGGCGGGCGCGGCCTCGGCCTTGGGCGCGGCGGCCTTCGCCTTCGCGTCCTTCGCCTTCGTCGCGGCCGCGGGCTTCGCGGCGGCGCGTGTGCTCCTCTTCGTGGCCTTCGCGGCCGTGGTCTTCTTTCTGCTCATCGCGTATGTCCTTTCATTGGTTGTTTCGACGCCGCACATGATGCCGTAACCGTCGGAGGACATCAAGCGCATAAAGCATCTTTTTTTCAGGAGGGAGTAATGCCGGGGAACAGCAACACAAGGGCGGACGCGAGGGCGTTGAAGGTCTCGGATCTCGTGGCCGCGCTCAAGGCGGCTGGCTCCCGCACGATCACCGAGGAGACGGTCGCCGCCGACCTCGCCGACGGCGCGCCCTCGAACGCCGACGGGACGATTGACATGCTCAAGTACGCCGCGTGGATTCTCATGAAGGAGAACGGGCATGGCGATTAGCCTGTCAAGACTCAAGCCCACCGAGATGGTGAGGCTGATGAACTCGACCGACTACGGGACCGTCTTGAGCTCGACGCAGGTCTACCGCCACTTCGAGCAGGGAGGCTACCGCATATCGAGCCGCGAGGACTCGCGCTGCCTCAACTTCTACGCCTATCTCGCGTGGCTCGTCGACCGCCACAACGCGCCGCCGGAGGAGCCGCAGGGCTACGAGGCCGCGAGGGCGGACGCGGCGAGGCGGTCTGCGGAGCGTTCGCTCGAGGGGCGCGACATCGGCGAGCTGCCCGCCGTCGAGGACGAGGGGCGCAAGGAGCGGTGCCGTCTCGACTTCCGGCTCTTCTGCGAGACGTACTTCCCGGAGGTGTATGTCCTCGAATGGTCTGACGACCACCTCCGCGCCATCGCGAAGATCCAGCAGTCCGTCCTCAAGGGCGGGCTCTTCGCGCTCGCGATGTCGCGCGGATCGGGCAAGTCCTCGCTCACGGAGTCCGCCGCGATCTGGGCGATGCTCTACGGTCACCGCGAGTTCGTCGTTGTGGTGGGCGCGTCGGAGTCCGCCGCCTTGGAGATACTCGACTCGATCAAGACCGAGCTCGAGGTGAACGAGCACCTCGCCGCCGACTTCCCGGAGGTGTGCTACCCGATCTCCTGCCTAGAGGGGATCGCCAACCGCTGCGCGGGGCAGCTCTACAAGGGCGAGCGGACGAGGATCACCTGGACTGCGAACGAGATCGTCCTTCCGACGATTCGCGGCGCGGCCTCGTCCGGAGTTCTCGTCCGCGTGGCGGGGATAACGGGACGCATACGCGGCATGAAGTACAAGAAACCGGACGGCAGGACGATCCGCCCGGAGTTCGTCGTGATCGACGATCCGCAGACGAGCGAGTCTGCCGGGTCGCTCGAGCAGACGCGCAAGCGCGTCCGCGTCCTCGCCGGGGACATCCTCGGCCTCGCCGGGCCGGGACGGAAGATCTCCGGCATCATGCCCTGCACGGTGATCCGCCCAGGGGACATGGCCGAGCAGATCCTCGACAAGTCGAAGCACCCGGAGTGGAACGGCGAGCGGTGCAAGATGCTCTACCAGATGCCGAGGAACGAGGAGCTGTGGGCGAAGTACGCCGACCTCCGGGCCGACGAGCTGCGGGAGCGGGGGACGTTCGCTAGGGCGACGGAGTTCTACCGCGCCCACCGCGAGGAGATGGACGCGGGCGCGGTCGTGTCGTGGCCGGCGCGGTTCAACTACGATGAAATCTCCGCCGTGCAGCACGCGATGGATCTGAAGCTCACCGACGAAGCGGCGTTCTGGGCGGAGTACCAGAACGACCCTCTGCCGGAGGACCTGGGGACGGAGGAGCAGCTCACGGTGGACGGCATCGTCGGGCGGCTGAACGGCCTCTCGCAGAGGGCCGTCCCCGTCTGGGCGACGCACGTCACGATGTTCGTCGACGTCCAGAAGACGCTCCTCTTCTACGTCGTGTGCGCGTGGAGCGACGAGTTCACCGGCGCGGTCGTGGACTACGGGGCGTGGCCCGACCAGCGGCGGCGGTACTTCTCGCTCTCGAACGCGAACCCGACCCTCCAGTCGAAGCATCCGAGGACGGGGCTCGAGGGATGCCTCTACGCCGGACTCAAGGAGCTGACGGAGAAGTATCTCGGCATGGAGTTCACGCGGGACGACGGCGCTGCGATGCGCATAGAGCGGTGCCTCGTGGACGCGAACTGGGGCCAGTCGACGGAGGTCGTGTACCAGTTCTGCCGCGAGTCGCGGTTCGCCAACGTGATCCTCCCGAGCCACGGCAAGTACATCGGCGCGTCCTCGAAGCCGATGAGCGAGTACAAGCGGGCGGCGGGCGACCGCGTGGGCCACAACTGGCGCATCCCGAACATACGCGGCAAGCGGGCGGTGAGGCACGTCGTGTTCGACACGAACTACTGGAAGTCTTTTGTGGCGAGCCGCCTCCTGACATCGCCCGGCGACCGTGGCGCGGTCACCCTCTGGGGGCGCAGCCAGGAGGCGCACGTCCTCTTCGCGGAGCACCTCACCGCCGAGTACCGAGTCAAGACCGAGGGGCGCGGGCGCAAGGTCGAGGAGTGGAAGATGCGGCCGGAGGCCCACGACAACCACTGGTTCGACGGCATGGTCGGCAACGCCGTCGCCGCCTCGATGTGCGGGTGCGTCCTCGAAGGCACCGACCAGCGCGTCAAGAAGAAGGAGCGTCCGAAGGTGAAGCTCTCGGAACTTCGCAAGGCGCGATCACGCTAGAAACATTGAGCGGCCCCGGACTAATTGGACGCGAAAGCCCGGCGCTGTTTCCTCGGCGTCTTTTCAGCCGCCAAAATAGGTGAACAACAAGGATGATGCGCGCCTTACGCCCATTCTCTCGGCTGCCTGCAGCAACTTGAATGCGAGGACGTCGTCTTTCTTCACTCCGCTCGCATTGAAAAGACGTACGCCAAGGTGAAAGAGCGCCAGCGGATTTCCACGGGCTGCCTCTTGCCTGTTCAACTCCACTATCTGGGCTCGAATCTGCTTCGCTTTTTCCTTGTCACGGGCAGATTCTGCCAGTTCCTGTTCTGCCGCTAGTTCGGCCTCCTTCTTGCAGAATCGCCGCCCGTTTACAGGGTCGTTGTCATGAAACGCGTCTTCTTCATCGTCTTCATCGGGTTCCGGCATCCAGAAATCCCCATGTTCCACATAGTGAAGACGCGCCCCAACCATTGATTTGAGAAGCAGCAACTTAATGTCCGCGATTTCGTCCCGGCACTTCTTCGCAAGGCTTTCTGAGAGATTGCACATGGTTTCCGCCGATACGGGGCACAACCCATTTGACAATGGCCTTACCGCGTCTTCCGGAGTGCAGCCCTCTGCAAGTCGTTCTAGGGTGTAACGAACAACCCCGATTGTCGCATTAATGGCCATGTCGCTGCCGAACGCCTTCTGAAATTCTGCATCCACGGCTTTGAGTCTCGTCTTCACCCGCCGCCTAAAGGCCGATTCCACAATCGCGTCCATCCTAGTCTGGATTTGCGGTGCTCTGTTTCTTCTCGTTCGTCCTGAACGACCCGATGGGATGACAATGGTCTCGGCTTTCACGACGTTAAATTCAAACATGGCTTTTCCTTTCTGTCCTTTTCACGATGAGTCGTTCGACATGTGTCTTTTTGGGAAACCACCGCCAAAGGACGGTTACATTATACCACAACTTTAACCATGCATTCAATGCACCGTCCAGGCGGCACTGAAAAATCGCGAAACGCGGCAATAAACATCATCGGATGCGCCGTTGCCGCCCTGCCGTCCGCACGGGAAATCCCAACGGAAAAAAACGCGGGGCGCGGCAATAAACATCCGTGCGGGAGTGTCGGCCGCTGGACCGTGACGGAAAAAATCCGTGACGCGGCAATAAACATCCCTGTGCGCCGAGGAGGCGGGTGTCTCCGAGGCGGCGGCGGTGTTCTTGCTGTTTCTTGGCCGCCGCAGGGTGTGTCCGGCCCCTTGAGCGGCCCGCAAGGCCGCACGGACTTGAACAGGAGACGAAGGAGAGACGATGAGATACGGAAGCGTGTGCAGCGGCATCGAGGCTGCCTCCGTCGCATGGAGGCCGCTCGGGTGGCATTGCGCCTTCGTCTCCGAGATCGAGAAGTTCCCCTCCGCCGTCCTCGCCGAGAGGTTCCCGGACGTGCCGAACCTCGGCGACTTCACGAAGATAATGCCCGAGGACTACGAGGGCGACATCGACCTCCTCGTGGGCGGGACGCCGTGCCAGGCGTTCAGCATCGCGGGGCTGCGGAAAGGACTTGACGATGCAAGAGGGAACCTCGCGCTTGAGTTTGCAAGGCTGGCTTATCGCGCAAATGCCCGCTGGCTGGTCTGGGAAAACGTCCCCGGAGTTCTGTCGAGCGGGAAAGGCGGCGATTTTGCCGCCTTCCTATCGCTGCTCGCCGGATGGGAGGTCCCCGTCCCCAAGCGGAAGTGGAAGAAGGCCGGACTCGTCACCGGAGCCCCCGGATGCTACAGCGTGGGTTGGAGAGTGCTTGACGCTCAATATACCCGAGTTCAACAATTTCCGAGGGCTATCCCGCAGCGAAGGCGTCGTGTCCTCCTTGTCGGAAGTCTTGGTTCGTGGACCCATTGCGCCAAGGTACTTTTTGACGGCGAAATGCGCGGCGGGGATGTACCGCCGCGTCGAGAAGCGGGGCAAGACGCTCCCGCCGATACTGGACGCCGCGCTGAAGTGCCTTCTGGCGGCCTCAAGTGGTGGGACGGAGGCGACGCCGCAGGGACGCTGACCACGCGGTCGCACGACCAGAAGATGCCCGACAAGGACCAGCTCCCGTGCGTGGTGGACACGCGCTTCCAGGAGGTGTTTGGCGGCAACGTCGCGCCGGCACTGCTCGCCACGGACTACAAGGAGCCGAAGGCTGTGATCGGCGACGTGTCCCCGACGAGCACAACCGACCTCGGGACGTGCGGCAACACCCTGCCGCTCGCCCAGAAGGTATTTGTCCTCGACTCGGCGGGGTCGAACGCGATGAAGTCGGCGAATCCGACGAGCGGCTGCCGCGAGACGGACGTCGCCCTGACGCTCGACACAACGGTCCCCGAACCCTCCAAGCGCCAAGGCGGCATGGCCATCGTCGAGGCGGTCGCTATCGCGGAGAATGTGATCGGAAGGAGCGACAACGCGGGCGGTGACGGAGTGGGGGCGAAGGAGGGAGTGTGCTATCCCGTCGACATTGCCAACGTCGAGGGGCGTGAGAAGCACCTCGCAGGCAAGGGCTACGACCAAAAGAACTCCGCCGCGTACTCGCTCACGAAGCGTCGCGCCAGCGGCGTATGCACGCCGGGGATCATCCGCCGCCTCCTGCCGGTCGAGTGCGAGAGGCTCATGGGATTCCCCGACGGATGGACGCTCATACCGTGGCGCGACAAGCCGGCGGACCAGTGCCCGGACGGCCCAAGGTACAAGGCGCTCGGCAACTCGATGTGCACGAACGTGATGGCGTGGATCGGCGAAAGGATCGACGCGGTCGACAAGGAGATTTCAGATGGACGACAAGAAGCTTGAGGAGCTGACGGAGAAGATGCTCGCCCAGCCGAAGGTCGTCGAGGTGGACGGCCAGCGGGTGGAGAACCAGTCGGTGGGCGACCTCCTCAAGGTCGCGAACTTCTTCGCCTCCAAGCAGGCGACGAGCGGGCGCAGATGCCCGCTCCGCATCACGAAGATGAAGTCGGGGGGCGCGGTCATATGAGGCTCTTCGGGAAAAAGCCCAAGACCGTCAAGGCGCGGTTCTCGCTTCCGAGATGGATCATGGCCCGCTTCGACGCGGCGCAGACCACCAAGGACAACGCCCGCCACTGGGCGGCGGCGGAGTTCCTCTCCGCCGACGCGGAGGCCGACCCTGCGGTGCGCAAGACCCTGCGCACACGCGCCCGCTACGAGGTGCAGAACAACTCCTACGCGAGGGGCATCGTCTCGACCATCGCCAACGACACGGTCGGCACCGGGCCGCGCCTCCAGATGCTCCTCGACAACGAGGGGCTGAATCACGAGGTCGAACACGACTTCGCCGTGTGGGCGAAGCGCATCCAGCTCGCGGCGAAG